GTATGGCCTAAACTAACTTCCGCAATTATCGAAGGTTTTGCCTCTAGCTGTGTAGTCAAGTTCTTTGACGAAGCTAGTCAATTCGCACAATTCCACCGTGAATGGTGGGATCTTTGCTGTTCTGATGACAAGTTTGTAGCTGTATGCGCCCCGCGCGGTCACAGCAAATCCACAACGATTACCATTGTCTATACACTAGCAGCTATGCTGTTCCGTAATCGTAAATATGGTATTATAGTAGCAGATACAGAGACACAAGCCAGTCTTTTCCTTGGACAGATTAAACAAATTCTCTATGATTCAAAAGAAATTCAAGAATTATTTGGTCTAGCAGTTGGTGAAAAAGGTGTAATTTTTGAAAAAGATACTGAGACTGACATCATTGTTAAGTTCCAAGATGGTGGCAGATTTAGAATCGTAGCAAAAGGTGCTGAACAAAAATTACGTGGTATGTTGTGGGATGGGCAACGTCCAGATCTCATTCTCATTGATGATTTGATGAATGAAGAACTGGTTGCAAATAAGGATAGACGGGATAAGTTACGCCGATGGGTGTATGGCTCGTTAATTCCATGTAGAAGTGAAAAGGGGATTATCCGTTTTGTTGGGACACCAATGAATCTGGACGATCCCCTAGAAGCTTTAATGCCTAGAGAGAATGCAAGAGATACCATAGTAGAAGATTTAAAGATTTGGTCTAAGAAAAAGCGCGGTATGTGGCGGGCTGTTAAATACCGTGCACATAATGCTGATTTTTCCAAACTGCTTTGGCCTGAACGCAAAACCAAAGAGTTCTTTCGTGAATTAAAAGATGACTTTGCTGAGCAAGGTATCCCAGAAATTTATGCATGTGAGATTCTTTGCAACCCTATTGATGATTCAATTCGCTATTTCCGTAAAGGTGATTTCCTCGTAATGACTGAGGATGATAAAAAGAAAAATAAAACTTTTTATATCACCGCAGACTTAGCAATTTCCGAGAAGGAACGTGCTGACTATACAGCTATTGTAGTGGGTGGCATGGATTCTAACGGACAGTTACACATTGTCAATTGTATCAGAGAGCGCTTGTCCGGTGACGAGATTGTTGATACTCTCCTGACCTTACAAAAGATTTATAACCCGATTGCAGTAGGCATCGAAGACACACAAATCTCTAAAGCTATTGGTCCATACCTGTATCGTGCTATGTCTGAAACAGGTACATACATGAATGTCACGATGTTGAAACCACACCGTCAAGATAAGATCCAACGAGCTAGATCCATCCAAGCACGTATGCGTGCAGGTATGGTTAAGTTTGATAAACAAGCGGATTGGTGGTTAACTTTTGAAGATGAGTGTATGTCTTTCCCTCGTGCAAAGCATGACGACATCGTAGATGCTCTATCTTATCAAGGTATTCTAATTGATCGAATGGCTGAAGGACTAACAACGGATGAAATTCAAGAAGAAGAATATGAAGAAGAGTATAACACTTCAGGATTCAGCAACCAAGGCCGCGATTCACTAACAGGTTATTAATATGAAAATTCAAGATTTAATCACAAAATCAAATATTGCAGAGGATCTTGATGAAGATCAGTTAATTAAAATTGGTGATAGTGTTATTACTGGTTATGAAACTGACAAAGCTTCTCGTGCTCCTTGGGAAAAAGATTTAAAGACATGGACTGAGTTAGCTCTCCAAGTTGCTTCTGAGAAAACCTATCCTTGGCCTAACGCTGCTAACATTAAGTACCCTCTCCTAGCTACTGCTGCCATGCAATTCGCAGCACGCGCATATCCAACCCTTGTTCCTAGTAACGGTAAGATTGTTAAGTGTCGTGTAATTGGTTCTGATCCTGATGGTCAGAAGACAGCACGAGCAACTCGCATTTCTACACACATGTCCTACCAACTTCTCGAAGAGATGGATGGTTGGGAAGAAGACATGGATAAGCTTCTTATTACATTGCCTATTGCTGGTACATGTTTTAAGAAAACTTACTGGGACTCTGCAAAACAAAAGAATTGTTCTAAGTTAGTTCTACCAAAGTCATTAGTAGTGAATTATTTCTGTCGTAGTTTAGAAGACGCTGAACGTGTGTCAGAGGTTTTCTATCTAACCAAACGTCAGATTAAAGAACGTCAAAATAATGAGATTTATCTAGATGTTGATCTAGGTGATCCTGTTGTGGAAGATATGGATTCAACCACAACTTCTATTAACAAAGCATTCCAAGTGGATGCTACTGAAGATGAAACAACTCCATACACTGTCATTGAACAGCACACGTATCTAGACTTAGATAAAGATGGTTACTCTGAACCATACGTTGTCACAGTGGAATGTGCATCTAAGAAAGTTCTACGCATTGTAGCTCGTTATACAGAAAATGATGTTTCTGTAAATGAAAAGAATAAAGTTGTTTCTATCCAAGCAACTCAGTATTATACCAAGTATGGGTTTATTCCAAACCCTGATGGTGGATTCTATGATATTGGTTTTGGTAGATTACTAGGACCATTAAACAACTCAGCTAATACGCTAATCAATCAACTAGTCGATGCAGGTTCTCTAAGTAACCTACAAGCTGGTTTCATTGGTAAGGGTCTTCGTATTAAGATGGGTGAGAGTAGGTTCCAGCCAGGTGAATGGAAAGCTGTCAATGCTGTTGGTGACGATCTGAAGAAGCAAATCTTCCCTCTTCCAGTTCGTGAACCATCTCAAGTCCTATTCAACCTACTAGACCTTCTCTTGAAGTCTGGTAAAGAATTGGCCTCCGTAGCAGAAATTTTCGTTGGTAAGATGCCGGGACAGAACACTCCTGCCACGACTACTATGGCGACTATCGAACAAGGCATGAAAGTCTTCACTGCTGTATATAAGCGAATCTATCGCTCACTTACATCAGAGTTTCGCAAGGTCTATGCACTTAATCGTGTATATATGAATCCTGAAGAGTATGTATCTGTTCTAGATGAACCTGTTCCACAGAGCGATTATGAAGGGCCAGAGGACGACATCGTACCCGGTGCAGATCCTACAGCAGTTTCTTCACAAGAGAAACAAGCAAAGGTCCAAGCTCTAATGCAGTTACTTCAATTAGGTACTATTGATCCTATGGCAGTAACTGAGCTTTATCTAGAAGCTCATGAAATTCCAGAGCCTCAAAAGTATATGCGCCAGCCCCAACCACAGCCTGATCCTAAGCAGCAAGAACTTCAAATGAAGGCTCAGATGGAACAGCAGAAAGCGCAACGTGATATGATGATTGCTTCTGAGAAACTAAAGATGGAGCAAATGTCTAAGGAGCAGGAGCTAGCCCACAAGGCGAAACTTCAGCAAATGGATCTACAAGCTAAGCAAGTAGAAGCTATTCTAAAGGCAAAAGCTGCTCAGTCTGAAATGGCAACACAGCAACAACAACATCAATTAAGTATGGTCCAACAAGCACAAGCTGGACAGATGAAGTTAGAATCACAATCTGCTCAACATCAACAACAGATGAAGCAGAAATCTGAAGTAAATAAACAAACTCCACAGAAGGGGATGAACAAGAATGCAAGTAATAAGTCAAAATGACTTTGAGAATTGGAAGGCTGATCCAGTAACGAAAGCCTTCCTCCTTGCCGCACAAGAGCGTGTCGAGGGAGCTAAAGAAGTACTATCAGTACAAGCAGGTTTAGATGTGAACCAAGATAATTATATTCGTGGTCTAATCCAAGCCTATAGGGAAATGCAAGATTTCCGAATTGATGATTTGGAAGAGGTGTCTAATTGATTAGAATTCTTTTACATCATATCTTAGTAAAACTCGATGATGTCCTAGAAGCTGACGAAACATATCGTCGTGCCAAAGCTCTTGGCATTGAACTTGCCTTAGACAAACGTGAACAGCAGGCCGTTGAATATGGAACTGTTATTCAAATAGGTCCTACTGCTTTTAATGATCTAGGAGCAAATCCAGATATTTTGAAAGTAGGTGATCGTGTCTCGCTTACTAAATATTCTGGTAAGCGTATTACAGACTCTGATGGCACAGAGTACTTGTTATTTAATGATTCAGATTTATTAGCCGTAATTGAGTAAAGGACTTAACATGGAAGACAAAGTTATTATCACCCCAAGCGGTGACGAACCTGTAGTACAACAAACCACCCAACCTGAACAGACGGAAGTTACCCCAACAGATTCATATGAGTCTCAGGCGCGGGAGCAAGGTTGGAAACCCAAGGAAGAATATGAAGGTGATCCTGAGAAGTGGAAGCCTGCTAAAGAGTTTGTCGAGAGAGGTGAACTGTTTGGTAAGATTGATTCAATGGGTAAGGAGCTTAAGGAAACTCGCAAAGCTCTTAAGATGCTACAAGAACATCATTCCAAGGTTAAGGAAACAGAGTATAACAATGCTCTAAAAGAACTAAAGGCATTACAAAAGAAACATCTTGAAGATGGTAATTCAGATGGCTATTTAGAAGCTACTGAACTACTAACTGATCTTAAAACCGAACAAAGGGCTAGGGAAGTTGTCACACAAAACACACCTGCACAACCTGATCAACGTTTCATCTCTTGGGCAAATGAGAATAAATGGTATCAAACTAATCAGGAAATGCGCGATTTTGCGGACACTGTTGGTCTAGGTTATGCTAGTCGTAACCCCGGTTTAGATCCTGAAGAAGTTTTAAAGTATGTAACTGCCCAAGTGAAAAGTAGGTTTAAGGATTCTTTTGTAAATCCTAATCGTACTAAACCCTCCAGCGTCGAAGGTGCTAGCGCACCAGCAGCAAATAAAGGTTCCTTTGAACTGACAGACGACGAGCGCCGTACTATGAATACATTTGTACGTGCTGGAGTTATGACTAAAGAAGAATATATTGCCGAAGTTAAGAAAATGAAAGGCGTCAAGTAATGAGTAGAGAATCTGTTAAGAGTGCACGAGTAGCACGTAAGCCACTAAACCAACGTGGTCCACAAGCGATTTCGGGTGACAAAGATCCCAATTATGTATATCGTTTTGTGAATGATACTGGTAGTCGTATTCACAATTTTAAACAAGCTGGATACGAACTAGTAGAAGACAATGAGCTTGCTGTTGGCGATGCTCGTGTATCCGATGCCTCAGATTTTGGTTCTGCTAAACGTGTTGTTAGTAATGATGGCACTACTTCTTACTTAATGCGAATTAAGAAAGAATGGTATGACGAAGATCAGGCTGTCAAAGCTGCTACTCTGCGTGAGCAAGAAGCTGCGATGAAACAAGATGCTTCTCAGGGTATGTACGGTTCTCTTAAACTTAACCGTGATTAAACTATCTTGGGAAGTTATTTAACCTGAAAGGAAATTTCAAGTATGGCAAATACTTCCCGTGTTAATGGCTTCAAGCCAGTCAAGCACTTTTCTGGCGCACCTTATAATGGTCAAGCCAATATCTACGAAGTCTCAGCTAGTGAGACTGTTCCCATCTTTGTTGGCGACTTCGTTGTTCGTTCTACCAATGCCTCAACTACTGGTTTAGTTACTGTTAAGTCTCTATCAGCCCATGCTACTGCTGCCAACGACGTTGTTGCTGGTGTTATTCTTGGTTCAGTTGTTGGTGTTGTTAATAGTAAACTAGATCCTGTTGATGGCAAGCTATCCGCTGGTTCTATCTCACTAGATACTCCTCAGTATGTTCCTGCTGGTACTGCTGCGTATGTTCTAGTTGCTGACTCACCAGATCTTATCTTTGAAACTCAAGCTACTGCCTCTTATGCTCTAGCTGATATTGGTCTCAATGCAGACGTTGGTGTTCTTGCTAATGCTGCTTCTAAGGTAAATGGTTCTTCACCAATGTATGTTAACGCTACCTCTCCAACCGCTTCTGCGACTCGTCCAGTTCACGTTGTTGGTTATGTTAAGCGTCCTGACAATGAAGCTCCCGCAGCTAATAACAAGATCCTCGTGCAGATTACTACTCATGCACAAGGTAATGCCATTGTTGGCGTTTAATAGGAAAGGATAAATAATGTCTGGTGTTATTACTTCTAGCTCATTTGCTAAACTACTCTGGCCCGGCCTAAATTCAATTTATGGTAAGGCTTATAATGACTACCCAGTTGAATGGGACAAGCTCTTTGAGAAGAATACGTCTGATCGTGCTTATGAAGAAGATCTAGGTCTAAGCTCTTTTGGTCTAGCTTCTGTTAAGAACGAAGGCGCTCCTATCACTTATGATACTGAACGTCAAGGCTTCACTACTCGTTACAGCCATGTTGTATATGCTCTTGGCTTTATCGTTACTCGTGAAATCTTTGAAGATGATCAGTATGGTAAAGTTGGTGCTCAGAAGGCTAAGGCTCTTGCACGCTCTATGCGTCAGACCAAGGAAATCATTGGTGCTAACGTTTATAACCGCGCTCAAACTGCTGGTTATACTGGCGGTGATGGTGTAACTCTTCTTAACGCTTCTCACCCCAACGTTGCTGGTGGCACTTTCTCTAACGTTATTGACACTGCCGCTGACCTAAGTGAAGCTGCTCTAGAACAAGCTGTTATTGACATCGCCGGTTTCCGCGATGATCGTGGTCTGCTAATCGCTGCTAAGCCAGAGAAGCTAGTTATTCCCTACCAACTACAGTTTGAAGCCAAGCGTATTCTTGGTGCTGATGGTCGTGTTGGTACTGATCTAAACGATCCAAACGTTCTAAAGGATCTGGGTATTTTTAGCAACGTTGTTACTAACCACTACCTAACTGATCCAGATGCTTGGTTCATTCTAACCAATGTTAAGGATGGTCTAAAGTACTTCGAGCGTCGTGGTGATCAGTTCGAGATGGATAACGACTTTGATACCGAGAATGCTAAGTTCAAGGCCACTGCTCGTTATTCCTTTGGTTGGTCTGATCCACGTTCTATCTACGGCAGCGCCGGTGCCTGATTAACCTAGTGGGGTGAGGGAGACTATTGATACCTCCCGCCCCACACTTTTTAAGGAATAATTATGGCAGCTTATGGTGTCGGCCCCGCAGGGGTCACAAGCATTACACCGGCTTCACGGTGTACTCAGACTAAGATTGGTCGTATTGATGTAGCTGATGGTAGTACAGGCTTTGCAGCTTTTGGTCTTCCAAAGGGTGCATTTATTGCTGGTGTTTACACCATCGCAAATGGTGCAAATACTACTCAGACTATTGAAGCTGGTTTCTCTGCTGGTGGTGATGAACTACTAACAGCATTCTCACCAAATGATACTGGTTATGCTACTAGTGGTGCTGCAACTGGTGCTTCAGTTGGCACTCAACTTACTGCTGACAAGACTGTGTATCTCACAGCAAGTGCTGCTCTGACAAACCCTGTGTATGTCAAAGTAGAATATTGGATGCCACCACAAGGTCTAGGCTTCTAAACCCAAAGGGGGAGTTGTTCTGTAAAAGGAATGCTCCCCTTTTCTTTTTAAGGATTTTAAATGGCAACTAATGTTACCTCAACTCCTCCAAAAAATCGGACAGTAATTTCTGCATTTATTAATACATCTACATTGGGTTCTAATGCACTAGTTGCTGCTGCTCCCGGACGTAGTATTCGCGTTGTATCAGCAGCGATTGTTACTACATTAGCAAACTCTGTTAAGTTCCTATCTGCTGCCACTGACATTAGTGCAACATGGCCTCTAGGTGCAAACGGTGGCATTGTTCTTCCATACAACGACCATGGTTGGGTACAAACAGCAGAAGGTGAAGCTCTTAACTTTAACCTTGGCGTAGCCACCGCTACCGGCGTACACATTGAATATATTGTGGTGTGATATGTGGCCGTTTTCTAAAACACTAAACACAAGTACAAAAATGCAAGTCAGTACTCCAAAGAATTGGCGTACTGGTATGTGGGTAAAAGACTCAAATAATAAAACAGGTATTTTATTTTCAATTGGTGATTCTTGCATTGTTCATTTAGTTAATCAACAAACTGGTGAAACAGTTGGTCAACTAAGTTGTCCATTAACTGAACTACGACAAGCAGCATATCTGGACATTCCAGAATGTCGCCGTGGAATTACAAAAGAACAAGCGGAGGCTCTAGGCTATGGCTCTTAATGTACCAGATGCAGGTGAGAATCTTATTCTTGAGATGATCACAAATAAGACTGCTGCTCAAAACCTAGTATTAAAACTATACAAGAACAACATCACACCGTCTGATACTGATACTGCTGGTACATATACAGAAGCTACTTTTCCCGGATATTCAGCTATTACACTGACCGGTGCTTCTTGGGGTACAGCATCTAGCGGAACCATTTCATATGGTGCACAACAAACATTCACTTGCACAGGCACATCCACAGATGATATCTATGGATACTATGTTGTTCAAACAACCAGTGGCACAATTTTATATAGTGAACGTGATGCGTCTGCTCCGATTGCCATTCGTGTAAACGGCGACGCTATCAAGATTACACCAACCATTTCTGCAAACTAAAGGATTAACATGCCAATAACTAGAGATGAAATTTTAGCCTCTGGGCTACCATTAGATGATCATGGAGCAATTGCTACATTTCTTTCTAGTGGTAGAACTAAAGTAGTTAGTACTGAAATTGGCAAAGGACGTGTGTTATCTGTATTAGGTTTAGAAGCTGGTAATGAACTATTAGATATTATTGACAATACACCTCTATTTAGACATGTAAAGTTTCTTGTAGCTAATGGTTGGTTAGATGTAGGAGATTCTCTTACACGACAAATGATTGATCAAATCTGTTCTCCAGAAAATGCCGCTAAACTTAAAGCATTGGCAGTAGTAGATGATCCAGTAACTTCGCAAGAAGTTAGTAAAGCTTTAGAGGGAATGTAATGGCTACTATCACTTTAGTAATTGGTTCTATTAGCACACTAACTACTTCAGCATTAGACTCATTGGCTAGTGCTACATACGTAAGTGCTGGAACATTGACTCATACAACTAACGATCCATTAGATGTTCTATTACAGATTAAAGTAACTCCGGGAACTGTGTCTGGCAATAAACAAGTTCTTGTGTTTGCACAAGGTTCTTTAGATGGAACAGATTTTGAATCTGGTCCTACATCTGGAACAACTACTACTGACGAAGCAAATTTAACATTCATTGGCGTCATTCCTTGCAACACAAACTCAACCGCCCAGATTGGTTTGTTTTCACTAGCTTCTGCTTTTGGCGGTGTTTTACCACAACAAACTAAAATTATTATTCGTAATGACACCGGAGCAGCATTAGCTTCTTCTGGCCATTATGTGAAATATAGTGAGGTTGTGGGGAATAGTGCATAATGTATGGGACGATTAATAACACCCACTATTAGAACACAACAACCTCAAGATACTTTAGAAATTGATCGTAATAATGTTTTTGGACAACGTTGTACATTTGCTTGGACAGCTTCTAAAGACCGTTCTGGGCAACCTAAGATATTTGCTAATGCTGGACACGCTGTAAATTTTAACACGTTTACAGCAGCTGGTAAATCTTTGGCTAGTCTATCTCGCCCGTTTACTATAGTTCTTGTAATGGCTTTTCCAGTAGCATCAGTAGGTAGTGGATATGGAATTTATGTCGGATCTGGTAATGGATTCCGACTAGACCTCCAAACTACAGGTGGCGGGATCTATGCCGGATGGACCGCAAACGGTGTAGCGAACGGTAGCAGTCAGCCTCGTGATGGAACTGCAACGTTTGACATGCGTCCCGTTGTGTTGGTGTCGGATTGGACTGCTACTGGACAAACTAGTTGGTGGAAAAGACAAGGGGAGCCGTTAGTAACATGGACTGATTCTCTTGGATATATAAACCCAACAGATTCTACTGTATACTTAGGTCAAAATGCAACAGGTTGTCAACGACACTACGCTGCTTTTATTTTAAAAGGTAATGTAGGAGAAACAGGAGCAAAGAATCTAATTGAAAACCCATGGCAAATTTTTAAACCACTCCCACGAAGTTTTAATTTTTCTAGTGGAACTTCTACACTAACTTATACAATTGTTCCAAGTGGTTCAGTTGCATTTGTTGGTGCAAATTTACCAACACATACAAAAGTAATAGTTCCTGATGGGACTACTACAATTGCTGGAACGGCTTCTTTAACGTTTATAAATGGTGGAACAGAAACTGTAATAACTCCTGAAGGTTCAGTAGCACTTAGTGGCAACTCTGTATTTAGTAGAACTAAGTATATTTACCCAACAGGCAGTGTTACGTTTACATCTACTAATAAACTACTGACAACACATGTTCTGTATTCTGGAGGAACTGCTTTATTTGCAGGATCTGCTACACTATCAAAAATAAAGATCTTACAGACTTCTGGTACGCTGACAATTACAGGAACTGTTGACTTATACCAACCCGGTGCCATACAAGAAACAACTAAAGGACCACTCACAGGAGTAGGAGAATGACAAAAAATTATTTTATTTCTGGTGAGTTTAATCTTTACTGTGATGTTTGCTCCAAGAAGATTAAAGCATCTGAAGCCAAACATAGGTAAAATGGTCTCATAGTTTATAAAAATAATTATGAGACTCATCAACCCCAAAACTTTATAAAAGCACACCAAATCAGTTCGCCACGCGATACCTGTAATTTTCAATCCCCTCTTCACGATGATTATAAATTTACGCACACAACTCAATTGGCAGTTCTACTGGACTGCCAGTTGTGATGCTACTTATTTTGATATTAGTCCGCACGATTGGTATGGGATGTATTGTGCTTACAGTCTTTAATTATCTCTAACGTACTTAGTCACTACATTAGAAAACTGTCCACAGTAGGAGTTTATAATGACTAAAAATTATTTTATAAGTGGAGAGTTTAATCTCTATTGTGATGTGTGCTCTAAGAAAATAAAAACACATGAAGCAAAACATAGGTGGGATGGTCTTATAGTTTGTGAAAAAGATTATGAGACTCGCCAACCGCAGGACTTTGTAAAAGCACGCCAAGATCAGATCACTGTTCCTTTTAGCAGGCCTGTTGAAGCTGCGGTGTTTACAAATGTTACATATCTAAATATGTATGTTGAATCTAACTACATAGAAGATTATGAACTTTATTTTGAGGACCCTGATTTATGAGTACGATTGTAACTCGTTCAGGTAAAGGTAGTCCACTAACTCATAATGAGATGGATGGTAACTTTACCAATTTAAATACTGATAAACTTGAACTAAGTGATCTTGCTCCTTATGAGACTATTGCAAATGCTGCGGCAACATATGCAACACAGGTAGAGTTAGCTACTAAGCAAGATAATTTACCAGATCAAACTGGTAATGGTGGGAAATATCTTGGGACTGATGGTTCTAATTTATCATGGAATACTGTAGACGCACTGCCTTCTCAAGGAGGTAACAATGGTAAGTTCCTTACTACTGATGGTTCTGTTGCTAGTTGGGCTACATTAAATACAGATTCAAATACAACTACAAAAGGTCTGTATGAGAATAATGCTACTATCAGTGCTAATTATAGTATCACTTCTGGGAATAATGCCATTAGTGCTGGACCTATTACTATTGCTGATGGATTTACAGTCACAGTTCCTAGTGGCTCAGTTTGGAGTATTGTCTAATGGCTACACAAATTTCAGGGGATACTGGTGTATCCCAAATTCAAGATAATACAGTTACATCCACTAAAATTGTGGATGGCTCAGTGGCCAATCAGGATTTCTTAGTTGCAGATTGGACATTTACTCACGGTACTACGGGCTCACAAAGATTATCCACCGGTTTGATTATTAAATGGGGGGCCGTATCAGCTACCGCGGGTGGACAAGCTGTTACTTTTGCAAGCGCATTTCCTACAGCATGCTATGCTGTATTCCTTACCAGCAATGGTACTGGTACATACTATCAAACACACGCATCGGCGGTATCTACTTCAGGTTTTACGGCCACTAGTCCATCTGGAACACTAGCTATGTTCTGGTTTGCGATAGGAAAATAACATGAGTCTACTTAAAATAATTCGCCAACAGCTTGGTCTCTCAGTAACACCGGCTAATAACTTCACGCTGGACGCATCTGCCGACAACGGTACGATGAAGCTAGCGCGGGGTAATGCTGGTGCGACTACTCAGGATATTCTGACTGTGGATGCGGCGGGTAAGGTGAGTATCCCTCAAGGATTACTTCCCGTTGCTGGCTCTGGCGTGAATATCAAAACAACTGCTAGCGCTCCCTATACAGCAGCCTCAGGTGAACTACTGTCCAGGCCGCACGGATTGGCTTTTGTGCCATCTTCAGCCAAGCTAGTGCTTGAGTGTGTCGTTGCGGACAATGGATACTCCGTTGGGGATAGGGTGCACTGTATGGGCATTTGGAACGGGTCTTCTATCTACACGTCTCAAGTCTATGTCGATGCGACTAACTGCGGAAGTAAAGCTGTAGGCGGGTATAGCCACTACATCCCGCATAAGACTACAGGAGCTGCATTCAATCCAACAGCAAACGCATGGAAGTACTACTTTGAGGTGATAGCATAATGACCGCATCTCTTAAATCAAGTGCACTGATGAAATCAGTTAACTGCTCGCTAATGAAAGGAATTCTATGTCAGTTAGTTTAAAAGCGAGCAGTGACGGCACTCAAGCAATCATCCAAGTTGGCGGTGTGGATCGGGCAGTGCTGGATAACGCCGGGAAATTGACTGTTGCTAGGGTGGAGCAATCCACGGCGCAGTCGATGGTTCGTGTAGAGGGGAGTAACGGGTACGGAAGCACGAACAATAAGATCGGGCGCTATATCAATGTGCTTGTTAATCAGGGTACTGATATTACCTACGCGGACAGCGCCACGCTCGGTGGTAGTTTCACCATCAACACAAGTGGTGTATACGCGATCTCGTTTCAGGAATCCCCGTCTACTATCAATGCCATTTGTGGAGTGTCTTTGAACACCACGGCACCGACGACTTCTGTATTTACAATACCTGCCGCCGAACGCCTAATGATTGGGCAGGTCTACGCAGGTAGCGCACCTGTCAATGGGGCCACGACAGTATACCTCTCTTCGGGGAGCGTCATCCGTTTGCACAATGACGGTACTGCTCGTTCTGGGATTACCTGCCAATTCACCATTACGAGGGTTTCATAATGAAAACTTTGGCCTTTAAAGACAATGCCGACGGGTATTACCAAGTCGAGCTTTCCGATGATGCGTCCGTCCCGGACTGGGCGGCCAAGCTGACTCCCTGTGAAGTCATCCTGCCACCTGAACCTGTGATCGCACCCCCCGCGCCTCTGTCCATCACTCCTTGGCAAATCCGCAAGGCGTTGATCCAACTTGAACTTGACGAACAGGTGGAAGCCATGGTCGCCGCATCTGATGATAAAGTGCTCAAGGCCGGGTGGGAGTACGCCACGGAGTTTGTTGAAACCGATCCGTTCGTGGTTGCAATGGGCGCGAGCCTCGGCAAAACACCAGAGGAGCTTCATGAACTCTTTCTCTTCGCAGGCACATTATGATAAACATCATTTTGCACACGCTTGTAAGCATCTTCCTCCAACTCATTGGGCTAGTTGTCGTAGCAGTTGCTCTGCCTTTCCGTAAGGAGGATACATCAGGCGATAACGATGGCGCACCGCGTACCTTCACACAATACCCCACGTATGGTGTATGGCAGCGTATTCGCCTACCACGCTGGGCATTGTGGTGGGATAACGCGTATGATGGTCTGCTAGG